ATATTGGTCTACAATTGAAGCAGAACAAAATAAACAAGTTAACGTTTATCCAAAATTTTGGACTGAATTAAAACCTGAAGTGGCTTATGATAGAACAACAGATGGTGTTGATTTATTACAATTCGCAAATGAGTTTGTAAAATTTCAGTTTGAAAGTAAGGGATTAACTGCGACTATAATCGGATTATAATAAATAAAAATGGCTAATAAAACAATTGCTCAACTTCCCCTACAGACTGGTATAACAGATAATGATTTGTTAGCCATTGTCGATAGTGGGGAGACAACAACAAGTAGAATAAAAGTATCAACACTATTAGATGGTGTAGGTGGTGCCTTTCAAACAGGAGACGCAACAGATAGTATAGTTCCCGCATACTCACCAACAAGTAGAGGTGTGGCTGCTAATACTACTTATGTAGATAAATTAAATGTTAACTTAACCAATGCGTTAGATATTGATAATGGTGTAAATAATAGTAGTGTTACTATTGGAGGATATGGTACCAGAACAATTTCAGGTGCTGGTTTAGGTAGCGCATTTGTTGGTGGTAGAAACGCACAAATAAGTGGTAATGCTAATTTCGCAGCAGGACAATTTGGTAGTAGTATTGCCGGTGAGAATAATGGTATGGTCGGTGGTCGTGGTAATTTTATTACTGCTGGTGAGTACTCATTTCTTGGAGGTGGTAGAAGTAATGTTACTTCAAGTCTTTATAATGGTATATTAGGAGGACAAAGTAACAATGTTAGTGCTACGCATTCAGCAATAGCAGGAGGTATTTCATGTAACATTAGTGGTGTACAAAGTGTTATAGCAGGTGGAAATGCTAATATAATACAAGGTAATTATAATTTTATAGGTGGTGGTGCCGCTAATGATATTACAGGTAATGGGCAATATTCTGTTATATTAGGTGGTAATGTAAACGAAGTACAAACTGGAGCGGCTTTTTCAGTATTAGTAGGTGGTACATCAAACATTACGAACCACTATAGAAGTGTAGTCGTAGGTGGAACTGGTTTATCAACCGCACAAAATGACGAAGTAGTAGTACCTGATTTAAGGTTCCCTAATTACGCATCTATGAATTTTGCTAACGATACAGCAGCTGCTGCGGCTGGCGTTTTATTAGGTCAGGTCTATCACAACGCAGGTGATTTAAGAATAAGAATAACATGATAAAAAGATTAATATTTAAAATGATGAATGAAAAAATACAAGGTTTATTTAGACACATATTAACATTTGGTGCTGGTATCTTAGTAACCAAAGGTATAATTGATGAAGATATAGTACTCGACTTAGTGGGTGCTGTAATGACTCTAACAGGTTTTGTTTGGAGCTTCCTATCTAAAAAAGAGGAAGTAGAGTAAAACTGACTATTATAAAGTAAAAGGGGGAGTGTAGTTGCTCCCCCTTTTTTATTTAGTCTATTAGTTCTTTATAGTGATAAGGGTTACCTTCACCTGACCACCTCGATAAATCTATCATTTTACTTTCAACTGCTCCCCAAAAATTATCATACATCTCAGCGTGTATTTCATCAGTCCGTCTACGGACTTTAGGACGTTGTTTAACAACGTTTGGAATAGTTATGGTAGTAGACCCTACCTTTTGTGATTTAAGTTCTTGAAATCGATTATATGCTTTTGTACGTGAATTCATTTTTTTAAAGTTTTATAAGTTATTTATTTTTGGATTAGAGTATTTCTATAATCTTCAGCAAATTGATTTTTTATTTCTAATCTTTTTTTTCTTACTTCATAAGTAAGTTTATATTTGTTATCCGTTTTTCTAACACAACTAATAGCTGCGGCTACTGAATGTTGTGTTGGAACTTCACCACCTATTATTGATGTAATCAGTTCCTGTGCTGTAGTATTCTGTAAATCAATTCTTCCCTCACAAATGATAGCCCAAATGTTTGAGTTAGGGAAGTTAATAGTCTCAGGTATATTATCGAATAATACCTTTATTTCTTTTTGTAATTCTTTTGTAGTAATCATGTTAATTTGTTTTATAAGTTTATTGTAAAGGTATTACTGAACCCCTACAATAATAAATATACACAAATTTAGCAAAAGAATCAATAAATGAAAAAAACTTTTATAATTAAAAATAATGTTTTATATTTGCTATCTAAAGTAATATAAAGCTAGGATTTCTATGTCTCAGTAGTTAAGTCCCCCCAGCCCCCCTAAGGGTAATATGTAATAAGATTTCCGATGCTGTTAATTCTTCATAAGTCCCCAGAACGAAGTATAACATTTGACTCAGTTATAAATATACAGTAATTTCCTAAAAGACTGAATGGTTAAAAAAAAAAGTCAGTAAAATAAATTACTGACTCTTTCCCTTATAAAACTTTAAAAAAAGTATGTGGTATACATACTGATAACAAATATAAATATAAATAAAGTAAGAATAAACGGCTTTACGAAAATTACCATATATTTATTATTGTAGGTGTATTATAATACATAAACTGATAACAATAAAATATGGAGTACTACGCAACAATCGAGGGTGATATATATAATATCAACGACTATAAATTAAAACAATATCCACACCAAAAAGGTTATTTAACTTTTACGGAGTATAAAGGTAATAGTCAAAAGAAAAATTGGCGGTCGCATAGATTTATATGGGAGTACTTTAATGGTACAATACCTAACCATTTGGAAATAGACCATATCAATCATGATAAAAAAGATAATAGGTTAGAGAACCTAAGGTTGGTAACACCTGCTGAGAACAATAGGCATAGGAAGTATTGTAAGTTATCGATGGATAAAGCAGATAAGATACGTCAGACTTATTCTAAGGGGGGTACAACGTATCGAAAGTTAGCAAATGAATATGGGGTTCATTTCTCAATAATAAGTGACGTAATCAATTTTAAATNATGGAAGTAATATTAGGGGTATTACTATCATCATTAATCGGAAGTTATTTAATTTTAAGATATGGTGAATAAATGGATAAGTGATAACTATCAAGATTTACGTACCACTTTATTAAATATAACACGGAACGATACAGAATACATTGATGATTTATTACACGAGGTAATAATAATCTTTATGGAAAAAGATATATCTGAGCAATTAGTAAAAGATAAAAAAGCAAAGTTTTATATTATAAGAATTGCTTTAAATCAATATCGAAGTAAAACAAGTGACTTTCATAAAAGATACAGAAAAAACCCTACAATATCATTAAACGAAGCACTTACAGTAGATAGCGGTAAAGAATATGATAATGATTATGATGAACTATTAAAACTTAATTTAAATATTATTGAAGATATGTTAAGAAGCGACCACCCTAATCATAAACACTACGCAATGATTATGATGTTATATTTCTCCAACGACAATAACTTCGCAAAAGTATCGAGGTTATTAAAAGTACCACGAACAACAATAAGACGACAATTCGATGAGGGGGCAAAAATAGTATTACGTAAAATGAAGAGTTATAAAGATACCGGTATTGAATATGGTGATTTACCATTAAAAATATTGGCAACTAAAGTATTAGAAAATTATGGAATTAACGGAAGAAGATATTAACATAATAAATAGGGGAGTCTATAAAACTCAATTAGAAAAATTAGAACCTGAACTACAAATGGTATTTTCAATAAACTATATAAATTATTTAAAACATGGAAGCAAACTTATCAGATGGAATAGAATATAACGACAATAAAAACATAAAAGTTAAAAAGAAAAGGGGTCGACCAAAAAAGGTAAAGGAAGAAATAAAACCACCAACTCAGGAAGAAATATACAGAACATGGTTAAATGAAAATAGAAAAGAGTTTTTTAACTATAATCAAAAACCTAGGTCTTTTATTAATATGGTTTATGAAATATATAACTGGACGTGGAACTCGAATAAATCACCTGGTAAGTGTGGTATATGTACGTGGGACATAATACATGAAGTAAAGAAAAAGTATTATGGATAANTATATAGACCCTAAAAGATACCCTGAATGGTACTCAGCACAATACACGGAACAAGACCGGAAGGTAATAAAAGAAATATGTGAAAACCCACAACACTTAAATTATATTTATTATAGTAATGGAAGATAAAAGAAAACGTAATAAGGGTTCAATTAAAAAAGGTGAAGTTCGTAATCCACGAGGTAGGGGGAAAGGTACACCTAATAGAACCACTAGTGAAATAAGGGAGGCTTACCAAAAGTTAGTTGATAGTAATATAAGTAATATGAATAAGTGGTTAGAGGAAGTCGCAGAGGACGACCCTAATAAAGCTTTAGATATGATGTTAAAGTTATCAGAGTACTTTATACCTAAACTAGCTCGACAGGAACTTACCGGTGCTGACGGGAAAGATTTATTTAAAGATATTAAGTTTGAGTTCGGTGATTAAAGTAAAGGGGTTTACCCCACACCCTAAACAAAAACTTATTATAGATAGTATATTAGGGGGAGAAGAAAAACACCATATAGTTAGTGTAGGTCGACAAATGGGTAAATCTTTAATGGGTTTAAACTTATTACTATACTGGGGTATTAATAACTCACCATGTAAGATATTGTGGGTATCACCGGTATATAGTCAGACCACCAAAGTTCAAAAAGAATTAGAAAAAGCCATAAGTCCGTCAGGGTTCATTAAGTCGTGTAACTATAGTGAGAACTTTATGGAGTTAAATAATGGTACTGAAATATACTTTAGGTCGGCAGAGAGGTATGATAATCTAAGGGGTTATACATTCGATTATGGTATATTAGATGAAGCCGCTTACATGAAGGAAGAAACATGGACTGAAGCCGTAAGACCTACTATGGCAGTAAAAGGTAAAAAAGTATTGTTCTTATCAACACCTAAAGGTAAGAACTGGTTTTATGATTTATATATGTTAGGCGACCATATTGATTATGTTAACTATAAAAGTTATAAAGGTTCATCATTCGATACCCCTTATATTACAGAGGAAGAAATAAACGACGCACGTAAGACTTTACCTGAAGGTGTATTTAAACAAGAGTATCTAGCTGAGTTCTTAGATGGTGGAGGGGAAGTGTTTAAAGATTTGGATTTACATACCTTCGATAACTATCCGATAAGTAAGGGACATATATTCGCAGGTATTGATTTAGGACGACATGAAGATTATTCAGTTATAACCTTTATGGATAGTGACGGGAACGTAATAGATATATACAGAACCAACCAAAAAGAATGGAAGTATATAATAATGGACTTCATCGATTTATTAAGGGAGAATAAAGCAACGGCACTTATGGAGGTTAATAGTATAGGGGATGTTATCTTTGAAGATATGAAAGGTAAGTATAAAGACTTACACCCCTTCACTACTACTAATAAATCTAAACAGGAAGTAATAGAGGGACTGATATTAGACTTAAACGAGGGGAGTGTAGGTATACCATCAAAGAAATTATTTAGACCCTTATATAACGAATTAGAAAGTTTTACTTATAACTATAACCCTTCAACCCGTTCGATTAAATACGGTCACCCTACAGGACTTCATGATGATTGCGTTATAAGTTTAGCCTTAGCTAACTATTGTAGAAAGACAAAAATAAAAAGGGGGAAGTATACATACATGATATGAACTACGAATTAGTAATTGAAGATAAAAGTTATATGGTTCCTAAACGGTTAACCATTCGTCAGTTTAAGGAACTAGCAAACTGGGATATTATAATCGAAGATAACTGGACTAAAGTATTGTCCATTATTATGGATATACCATATAACGAAGCAAAGTTGATACCACATAAAACTAAAGAATTAGGTATAGTCATGGTTATCGATAAGATATTTCCTAAGAACTCACCGGTAGATACTAAAAGATTTGTGGGTATTAAAGATGTAAGTACGGGGTTATTTGTTGATATGGAAGTAGCTTTAAGTAACGGGTTACAAAAAAACGTATATGATATAATTAAACTATTGTATAATGTTGAACCCAAAGATGATGAATATATTGACGAATATTACGGGGGTATAAACTATTATTTAAACTGGCGTTTAAATATATTTAATAGTTATAGAAAGTTATTTGGATTAGACGATGAGTTTAGTAAGAATGATGATGAATTACAGGAAAAGATTGACCCCGCTTATAACTGGTATAGTTTTATAATGGTCTTAGCGGACGAGGACTTTTTGAAAATTAATGAAGTCGTCAAAAAACCTATAATCGAAGCCTTAAACTTTTTAGCGTATAAAAAAGATAAGGCAGAAAAAGAAAAACAAAGATTTAATGAACTACAAAGAAATAGTCGACTTAATTAAAGATACATGTAATAATCACTTTTTTATTAATCAATTTGGTTACGGTGATATTAGTGATATTAATACACCTGAAAATGAAGAACCGGTAAATTACCCTTACGCTTTTTTAAATCCCGTTAGTGTAAATAATAATGGTATTGTTAGTAACTTTAGTTTTAACTTAATTATAATGACTCAGGGGTACGACAATACTACTGATGAAATCGAACAACAAAGTAACTGTATTAAATATTTGGAAGATATTTTAGGTCGAGTAAACAATACCCTTACCAACCCGTTAGTAGAGTTTAACTTACCATTTAGTATAACCCCTTTTAAAGAACGTTTTTCTGATGATGTTATAGGTGCTACAGGAAGTGTAGTCGTTACATACCCCACACCATTTAATGAATGTGAAAGTCCTTATGTAAGATTAGAACCTCGATGTGGGTCTACATTATTCGAATGTGATACTGATGTAACCTACTTAGCTCTCGATGGTGAAATTGAAGTAGAAGGTACTTACGAATTACTAGCTGACGCAACAATAGGTGGAAGTCCTGGTAACTATAATATCACATGTACGGGAAATACAAGAACACAACAAATTTGGATTAATAAAAACAATAATAAAGTATTATGTCAGTCAATAGATGGTTACGGATACTTTGCTGTAATGACTACTCCTACTAATCAATCAATAAGTCTTTCGTGTGGAGTATCATTTCCTTTAGTTAATGTAACTAATGTTGGTCTAACCAAAGTTGAAATATTGTGTGATACTAATTTACAATACCCTATATCTAATGATGAAGCTACTATAACATATTTAAACTGATGGCTAGTATAGATAGTAATATGAGTGAGTTAGAAGCCTTAATCTTAAGGGAAGTAGACTACGTAGAAAAAGACGTTCCTTTAGAGTTCGCTAAGTTGGCGTCTGAAATACGTAATCAACTGATAGGGGGTAACTTTAAAAATAGAACCGGTAATCTTAGACGTAGTATACAGGTATACGAAGTCGATGGTAATATGATAATCGAAATGTTAAATTACGGATACTTCATTTCATTTGGAGTAAATGGTCGTAATAGAGCAAATGCGTTAGGACTTACTGAAGATGTGGCATCAGCCTTTGGAGTACAAAAGGGTTATAAGTTCGGTCAACAAACACAAAGTAATAGAGTCTATGGTATTGACCCCCGTGATTTTTACCCTATGGATTTAGAAAATAAATTAATTAATATATTAACAAATGGCGATACCGCAACCTGATATAAATATAACTAACACACCAACGTTATTAAACTTATCATTTGGTAAGAACGTATTTAGTTTTTATGATAGTAATACTACAGGTCGACTGATGAGGTTAGAGGTGTGGGATAACACGTTAACTACACAAATAGCAACGTTAGAACAATACCCTAATCAAACGGGTAATTACCATATTGACTTACAGAACATATTACAGAACTACACGACCCCTAATTATGATATAGAGGAAGGTGTAACATACTTAGATGTAGCGACTGATGAAAGTTACGGATTTAGAGTTAAGTATGGATATATAGGAACTACCGGTAATTTTATAGAACAAGGTATATACCCTAATACGGGGAGTACTGATAACTGCGTGGTATTAGGTGGTGTTAAACCTTATTACGAATTAGAGTGGGACTCTAGTGATTATACTACATTAGTATCAGGTATATTAGGGTGTCCTTTACCAGGCACAGACAAAGCTTCAGCTTTAACTGACTGGACTATAACTAAACCTTTAAGTCAATTAACGGGTGGTATACCTTCGTATGTTACTACTTACAATGATGAGGTAACACTTATGGAAAAACGAATGGAGGACTCGTTTAACTTATCATTTCTTAATAAGTTTGAACTTAATAGTGTTAACCCCCCACCTTCGTTGTGTGAGAATATAAAGGCGTTTAGAATTACCTTTTATAATAATGATACAGAAATATCTGATTTATTTATTGACAATANTNTAAGTCAGGGTGGTGGACCTAGTATCGGTGTANCACTTCCTGNCGATGTAGTATATCCATATGATGCGATTACCTTTAAGTGTGGTTATACTCAATTCGAAAGTGATATGTCGGGAGCAACACACTTTTACGTATCAGGTTTTAACTATTATGGTGGTGGTTCATGTAGTAATATTGATTTAAAATATAGTATTAGAAATCACACTAAAGTTTATAGGGTTAATATTGTTGATGATAAGTGTAACGACTTCGCACCCGTTCAGGTAAGTTGGTTAAATTCTTTAGGTTTTAGGGATTACTTTTATTTCAGTAAAAGAACAAACGAAGATATTAACATTAGACGTAATACTTATGAACGTGTGGAAGGAAGTTGGAATTCTACAAACTTCGAGGTACCACAATATAGTAGAGGGGAGCAGGTATTTAGTCAGGATATAACAAATACAAGAACAATAAATACACGTTTTTTAAGTGACGCTGAAGCACAGTATCTTAAGTATCTATATATGTCCCCTGATGTAAGGGTAAGGTATGATGGTGATACTTCATGGACGCCTGTTATCTTAACAAGTAATAGATGGACGGAAAAAACATTTAGAAAAGACAAGCTCTTTCAATATACATTAAATTATAGGGAAGCGCATAAAAGAAATAGTCAAAGAGGTTAATGGTTCAGTTAAACGTTGAAGGGGTATTTTTAGATTTGTATGATTTAGACCCACCTAAATTAAATTTTGCTATTGAAGATATTACTGATACTACAGCACGTAGTACCTTTAGTAGAACGTTTAGGGTGCCAGCAACATCTAATAATAATACGTTCTTTACCAACGCTTACCAAATTAACGGTGTTGACTTCGATGTAAGAATAAAACGAACATCATATATTTATATTGATGGTTCTTTATTTAGTACAGGTCAACTTAGATTAAATAAGATTTACAATAGTCGTGAAGGTAAACGTATTGATTATGAATGTATCTTTTTTGGAGAGACCAAAGATTTAAGTACATCAATAGGTGAAGGTTATTTAAATGAATTAGATTTAAGTGCGTATACACACACTTTATCTTATACCGCTATCACTAAGTCGTGGGAAGCTTACCCGTCAGGAACGACCACTGATGGTTTATTCAACGGTGATATATTATACCCACTTATAGATTACGGAAATACATATACAAACGGAGTAGTAAACGAGACTATGGTACAACAAGACAATACTGCTGGTGTACCCGCTTTTACTAAAGTCCCACACCCCTTAACTGAAGATAGGTGGAAGCCTTTAGTTAGGGCTAAGTTATTATTCGATACTATTTTTGAGGAAGCTGGTTTTACTTATGATAGTGAACTTTTAAATAGTGATTTATTTTTACCTATTTATGTATCGGCCTTTGGTAACGAAGCCAGTATATATACACCAAACGCAAACAATACGTGTGATATTACGGTAAACGGAAATACTACAGCACCTGTAATAGTACCTTATAATCTTAAAATATTTGATTATAATAATAGATTTACAATAGACCCACTTACTAACACTTATGAATATACTGTACCTTTAACCGGTACTTATGAAATTTCGTGGTCTATTAATGGAAGTGCGTTAACTTCAACTTCAGGTTCTATATCTGGAAGGCTTAGATTAAATAACGCGGTTACAATAGATAGTGACTCTCAAAGTATAGTTAACCCTGGTTCACAGGAAAACCCTGAATCTGTATCTTATTCATTAAATTCAGTATGGACTGGTACTTTAACCGCAGGTCAATACTTACACGTTGATATTGTTGATACTAATTTAGAAAATTACAACGTTAATGGTGGTGATTTTAGAGTATTAAGCGCACCAGGTCAAGTAGCTTTACCATCCGTATTAGATGATAATTATAAAAAGATAGATTTTATACGTGATATAATAACCATGTTTAGGTTAGTGTTAGTACCCGATAATAAAAGGTCTAATCACTTCATTATAGAACCATGGCAGGACTATATCGCGACAGGTGAGGTAATGGATTGGACTCACAAATTAGACTTAAATAAAGACCTTATAACTGAACCATTATTTTATACTCAGTCGTCACGTATTAACTTCAATAATAAAGAGGGGAAAGATTATTTAAATGTTATAAACGAAGAACAATTTAAGGAAGTATTTGGTACTGCTATTGTAAATGGTAATAATGATTTATTAGAGGGAGAACGTGATATTACAACAAATTTTACACCTACACCTATAACTCAGATAAAACGTAAAAATCTTTCAATAGGTGAAACTTTTATTATACCACAAATACACGCAAACGAACCTGGTGATAACGCAACCTATAACCCTCAACATGTATCCATAAGAGGTAATACACGTATACTATATTATAATGGTATTAAAGATACTGATGGTATTGACTGGTATTTAGAGAACGACCCTAATAGTCCTTACGACTATTACCCTATGGTTAGTTTTTATCAGGACTTTCCTAATACATCTAACTCACTAAACCTAAATTGGCAAATAGAACAAGGGTATATTCAACATGCGGTAAATAGTCCGTTGTTAGGTAAAAGTGTATATGATAAATACTGGTCTAATTATATTAATAGTATATATGATGGATTTGCTCGAAAGGTTACAGCACACTTTGTATTAGATAGTGTAGATTTATTAGATTTTAATTTCGATAACGTAATATTTGTTAAAGACGCATATTATTATGTAAATCGAATATATGATGTATCGATAGGACAAAAAAGTTCAGTTAAGGTCGATTTAATTAAATTAATAAATTATAACGTAAATGAAGGTGGATTTGTACCACCAGTCTTAGTATGGAACACAACTGATAGTGATTGGGAAGATACTAATGTAAATTGGGAAGGTTACTAATGGTAAGTTAAATTAAAAATTATATTTATTAATATGGCGGAAAAAGAAGTAAAAATATTTTATAAAGTTGAAGGTATTGATGGTTACGTAACTGACCTTAATGAACTTCAACAGGCTTTAGCTGCCAGTGCTAACGAGACAAACGTATTAACTCAGGACACCGATGAATTCTCAAAAAGTCAACAAGAGGCACAGGAGGAAGTCGAAGAAACGAGTAATACGTTAGCAGGTTTAAGTAAACAAGCAGCTAAGTATAGGGAGGAACTTAATAAGGCTGAAATAGGAAGTGAGTCTTACACTAAAATTAAAGAAAAATTAGAGGACGTAGAATCGGCACAAAAAGACGCAACCAAAGGGGTTGGTGGATTTGGTGAAAGTTTAGGTGCGGTACCAGGTCCTTTAGGTGGTATCACCAAAGCGGTAAAAAGTGTTAACTTAGCTTTAAAGGCGATGTTAGCTAACCCGATAGTCTTAGTAATCGCAGCAGTAGTTGCGGCTATTACAGGACTTGTAAAGGCGTTTACATCAACTAAGGAAGGAGCCGAACAAGTAGATAGAGTTTTAGCTGGTTTAGGTGCTGCGATGGATGTAGTACGTGATAGAGTACTAAAAGTAGGTGGTGCGATTGCTAAGTTCTTTAGTGGTGATTTTGCGGGAGCGTTTGAGGACGCAAAAGGTGCGGTTAGTGGTATAGGGGATGAAATAGTTGCTGAAGCAAAAAAAGCGGCAGAACTTACAGGTGTATTACAAAAACTCGATGATAAAACCCGTGACCTAAACGTTAGACGAGCAGAACAAAACAAACTTATAGCTCAAACTAAATTACGAGTTGATGATACTACATTAAGTATCGAAGAACGTTCAGCGGCTTTAGAGGAAGCTACTACATTAGAAAATCAGTTATTAGAGGAAAATTTAAACTTAGAAAAAGAACGTTTAGAGGCGTTAATAGCCTTAGCAGACCAAAGTGATAGTGACGCAGAGACATTAGACGAATTGGCTAACCAACGTATTAAGATAGCACAGTTAGAGGAACAAAGTTTAAATAAACAAGTTGAACTACAATCTAAACGTAAAGCACTTACAGCACAACAAGCGGCTATTGATAAAGCCGCAGCGGACGAAGCAAAAAGATTACGTGAAGAACGTGAAGCTTTAGCCGCAGCACAGTTGGAAGCTGAGTTAAAGATAGCTGAGGAACTACGTAGGAAAAAGTTAGATGCGGAAGCAAAAGAATTAGACGACCTAAGATTAAAGTACGAAGAACAAAAAAAGATAGTATCGGATAACGAAGAATTACTAGCTGAGTTAAAAACACAATACGACTTAGATGTTGCTAACTCAAAGAAAAAATTCGATGATTTAGAAATTGCTGAATTAAAAGCTAAAGAACAAACAATAAAAGAAATCTTAGGTCAATTCGCATTAGACGAATTCGAAACAGAAGAAGAAAGACAAATTGCGGTATTAGAACAACAACGTCAACTCGATGTAGCAAAATTACAGGAAGCAGGGGCTAGTCAGGAACAAATTGAATCTTTAAATAAATCTTATCAAGATAAGGTTACTGAAATAGAAAAAAAGGGTGAAGCGGAACGGGCAAAATTACGTAAGGAAGCAACAATACAGGGAGTTCAATTATTTAGTGACGTATTAGGTGCCTTTCAACAACTTAATAACGCGCGTACAGCAGATGATGAAGAAGCGGCTAAAAAACAATTCGAGAACAATAAAAAGTTCGCAATCGCACAGGCTTTAATCAGTACAGGACTAGCGGTAAACGCAGCACTTACAGCGGGTGGTAATCCGATTAAGTTGGCTACAGGTGCTCAATTTGTGGAAGCAGGTATTGCTTTAGTTACAGGTTTAGCTCAAGTCGCATCGATAAGGTCAACATCATTCGAAGGTGGAGGTGGTGATACAGGACAAGTCAATGTACCAACGTTCGACCCTAACGTAGCTATACAACAACAAAACGAAGAACTAGCCGGTTTACAGGACGCAGGTGAAGAAATAATACCAGGTCAACAACAAGCACCTATAAAGGCTTACGTAGTATCTACGGAAGTACAGAGTGGTTTGGAAGCTAACCAACAAATAGAAAATTTAAGTAGATTATGATAGATGAAAATATAGATAGAATCGTAGAGTTAGATATTGACGACGATATATTCGAAAATGAATTAGATGAAACTGGTGTAGAAATAGTATCTATTGTGGACTCACCGGCAATAGAACAAGACTTTTTATATTTTAATAAGGAAGATGAGGTTGAATTAAGAAAAAACCCTGATTGCCCTGACGGATTCGAGCATAGAATGCCTGACGGAAGTTATATGTGTGGTAAAAATCACGGAGGAAGTTATCAATTAGAATCTTATAGTGATTACCCTAAAGCGGCTAGAGAGAACGCATGTAGAGCTATAATATGGTCAGACGAAGAAGGGTGGGGTGACTGCGGAGAGGCTACAGGTAAAAAACGTGCTAGTCAATTATGTATGGGGCAAAATATCAGTAGGGATACAATAGCACGTATGGCTTCATTTAAAAGACACCAACAACATAAAGACGTTCCTTATGATGAAGGTTGCGGGGGTCTTATGTGGGATGCGTGGGGCGGCGATGAAGGTATCGCATGGGCTCAAAGAAAATTAGACCAAATAGATAACGAAGAACTATCAGAGTGTAAGTTAAGTGAAGAACTAATCTTAAGTGACGAAGCGCAAAAACTAATATTAGATTTTGCTAACGATGATGATAATGGTATGTATATAGGTATTGAAGATATATATTTAGATTTTACAAAAACATCATTTGGAGTAGGTGAAGTGGTACAGACAATAAGGGGGTTAGATATACTACAACGTTTAGTAGTAAAAAAAGATGAACCCGCTGAAACTTATTGGCGTTATTCAGGTCGACCAGCACAACGTGAGTTCTGTAAAGCGATGATGAGTTTAGCCAATAGAGGTAAAATATTTAGTGAGGAAGAATTAGATAAGATGTATAGTTTAAACCCCGCATTCGCAGAAAGAGGAAAAAGTCAATATGATAAGATGGCATGGAAGGGTGGAGTGTCATGTGTACACTACTTTCAAAAACTACAAGTTTTTAAAGGACAAAACGGTAATAAAGTAGTTATACTCACCAACGACGCAGCTAACGAACGTGAAAGAAATGCGATGAAATCTAATAATCAAAACGTACCAGGTCCTTTAGGTTCTGTAAGAAATAACGCATCTATCAATAAAAGTTTTGATTTTAGTTTAGACGAGGAAGAACGTATTGTACTAGGTCCTTTAATGATACCAAATAAATTAATTTTACGCCGAGAGGCTGACGGTTCCCCTTTCCATATTTTTTTCAGTCGTAAAACTATTAAAAAGATGGCTGAAAAATTCTTCCGTAAAAATAATCAGAACAATACTGATATAAACCACGACGAAGATATTACTAATAAAAACACATTAATAGAAAGTTGGATTAGTGATAGTATGACTCGTGATAAATCTTATCATTATGGTTTTAGTTTACCACCAGGTACGTGGTTCGTAAGTTATAAAATTAATGATGATGATACGTGGGAAAAAATTAAGTCAGGGGAACTTAATGGTTTTAGTTTAGCGGGTGGATTTATTCAAAAAATGAAAGTAGCAAAAGCTGACGAAACCTTAAACAGTATCAAAGATATACTTAATCAAGTAAAATAATGTTAAAACAAATTATTAACGACAAAGTATTATTATTAAATAGTAGTGCTTTAACAATATCATTTATGAATGTAGAAATGGTATTAAAATTAATACTTTTAACAATATCCATACTATATACAGGTTTACGTATATATAAAGAAATATGTAAACAAAAAGACAATAATGGATAAGTTTTTAACTTATTATACTTATTATTAATAAACCAAAAAATTAATTTAATATGACGGCAGTAGAAGCACTAGGAAAAATTAGAGTTATGTTAGGATTAGAAGATGTAGAAGGAAATACTACATCTATCGAAACTGGTACAGAAACAACTAATATAGAACTAGCACAAACAACATTAGTCGACGGAACTATTGTAAAAACTGAAGGTGAATTAGAAGTTGGTAAACAAGTCGTAATCGAAACTGAAGAAGGTGACGTAGTCGCCCCTGAAGGTGTGTGGGAAAGCACAGATGGATTTGTTATCACTACTGACGCCGAAGGTGTAATCACTAGTATTGATGATGTAGTCGTAGAAGAAGTAGTGGAAGACGAAGTAGTCGTCGAAACTAAAGAAAACTTCAACGAAGATTTTATCAACAAATTAGTAGAAGTTTTAAAACCTTCATTCGATAAAATCGAAGAAATGAATAAGGAAATTAAAACATTAAAAGGTGAGTTCTCAGAATTTAAGGACGAGCCAGCTGGTCGTAAGGTATTTAACAACCTTAACGACTATCAAAAAAGAGAGGCGGATTTAATGAGTGGACGTATTAGTAAACTCGTTGAATTACGTAATAATAACTTAATAAACAAATAAAAAACTAAAATAATATGAGTTTTAATATTTCAGAAATAACTGGTTACGTTGATGAGAATTCATTCGAACTAATCAGTAAAGCGGTATTAGAAACACCTTTAGCGGACTACTTTAATGTTAGAGTAGGACTTAAAGCTGGTTCAAACATGATACCTATTATGAACGGTGATTTTTACGTTCAAGACGGAGGTTCGTGTGGTTACACAACTTCAGGTGATACGACTATCAGTCAGATACCATTAAACCTAAAGGCAGCTAAGGTAAATCAATCTTATTGTCCTGAAACACTACGTCAAACTTTTTTAAGTCAGTCGTTGGCAGCAGGTCAGTTCGCAGGAAATGAAAGTATACCTTTCGAGCAGTTGATGGCTAACTACTTTGTAGAAAAACTAAATAACTATAACGAGAACTTTATTGTTAATGGTGATGGTTCTTATTCAGGGTTAACTCAACTTATCACTGAAGCTCAGGGTTCAACTAAATATACAGGTCACACTGCTACATGGACGTTAACGGGAGCTGTAGCTACAGCACAAGGTATGTACGCTAACTTGGCGGATGAGGTTATGATGAGGGACGACCTTATCTTAATTTGTTCTCCACAACAGTATAGATTACTTCAACTAGCTATTACTCAGGAAAATTACTATCATATCGCACCGGGCGAAGCTATTGTAGTTCCTGGTACAACCTGTAAAGTAATCCCAAGTTTGGGGATGACAAACGCACAGAAATTCATGGGTTCAACTGAAACGTTGTACTTAGGTACAGATTTATCGAGTGACTTTGAGCAGTTTAAACTTTTCTTTTCTGCCGATAATGATGAAATGCGGTCGATTATGAAATGGGCTATCGGAGTAGCGGTTACTGAACCCGCATTATGGGTCTTTATGGCATAAAATTAAAGTAAAAAAATAAAACTATGAGTTGTAATTTAGCATCAAATATTTCATTAGATTGTAGAAGTAACCTGGGCGGCGTGGCAAGCGTTTTTATAGGTTCTACTACAGGTTTTGATATAACCCTTTTAGGGGAAAGCGCAGGAAGTATTACAGGTTTTTCATTCGGTTCGGGAGTTACTACGGTTGACTCTGTCGCAGATTTAACGGTAGCACCGATGTACGAATTTCAGCAACCACGTCAGGCTGCTAACCTTACTGAAGCGGGAACTTTTGATGAAGCAAACGGTATAGCATTTTATGAAACTACTTTAACAATAGTCGT